TTCTTATAACCCAGACGCAACACCAACTCATGGATACCAACAGTTCTGGTACCGTCGATGTTGATCTCACATACTTCAACCACCCTGCCAAGGCTATTCACCTCGTATCATCAGCCGCTGATGGTTCGGCTTGGGATAACGAACTCAAGTTCGATTCTGCAACACTCTACATTAACGGACAACCTCTTTTCGAAGATTTATCTGATACGTTCCACCATAACGTTGTACCTGAAATGCACTGCACCGTCTTACCTTCCGGTGTCTTGGACAGTTCCCCCGTCTTCACGTGGCCTTTCTGTATCAAACTAAATGGCTCCCAGCCCAGTGGTAGCTTAAACTTTTCTAGGGTTGATAATTCTAAACTCGTGTTAAATAACCTAACCGTTGGTGGATCTCCAAGTATGTTACGTGTATATGCGGTCAACTACAACATTCTAAGGGTAAAGAATGGTCTAGCAGGTGTAGCATTTGGTAATTAATTAATTATATTTATCCAGAAGAACCAAAACCGCGGGTTCCTCTCTGTGTATCCTTTATTTCTTCAACTTCATCAATCAAAGGTGTTTCACACTTTTCTAAGATGAGCTGTGCAATACGATCACCCTTTTTAATTTCGAACTTTTCACTTCCATGATTAAAAAGGATAACCTTCAATTCGCCGGTATAATCAGGATCAATAACACCTGCACCGGTTTGAACGCCATGTTTTACGGCAAGACCAGAACGGGGTGCGATACGTCCGTATACACCCATAGGAATAGTAGCCGCGATTCCGGTACATACTATACCACGTTGGTACGGAAGAATGTGCATGTCTTCGATGCTATACAGATCATATCCAACAGAGCCAGGGGATGCACGGGTGGGAATCTGAGCGTGTTCAGAAAGCTTTTTAATGAGAAGCTTCATATATCTATATTATGGCGTATTTCTTTATGCTTCTAAAGATTCGATGATCTTCTTTGTCTTATCGTATAAACGTTCGTTATACCTTTTCGTAAATCCCTTTTTAAGAAAGCCCTTCTCGACAACGGAAGTTTTACGCGAATCGAGAATATCGAGTCGATCTTTAAGAAAAGTCAAAAACCTAGACGGACTATTATTTGACTTATATCGAACTTTTTCAGCTTCCATAGCTTTCATAGCCGCTTTATTACGAGAATCTGAATACATCTTTTCACGATCTTCATAAGACATGCGGTTGACAGATTCTTCCTTCTTTTGATTCATTTTTATTTTTATGACGTCAACTCTTTATACACTATTATGGAAAGAATTTGCAACCCTTCTAGCTTCTTGGTCAACGTGTTCATTATCTGGATCACCATTATGCGCCTTAACCCAGATCCATTCTATGTCTTCAAATAACCGCGACACGGAATCCATTTGTATCCAAAGTTCTTTATTCTTAACGTCAGAACCGGAAGACGTTTTCCAATTATTCAGTTTCCATTTATGAATCCAACTTTTGATACCATTACGAACGTAAAAGCTATCCGTGTATACAGTCACAGTACGAATTCCACATTTATAACATTTGCGCAAACCTTCTATGACGGCGGTCATCTCCATGATATTATTTGTAGTTTTAGGTGAACCACCACTAATTTCAAAAAATCCTAGACACTTCGCGGCCCACCCCCCTCGACCTGGGTTACCGATACAAGAACCATCTGTATAAAGTCTATTATACATTTATTGTATATAGCACGTTTTCTTTAAGATTCGTCGCTTAACAAAGACATATCAGCCTTAACATCGAGCATATCCTCCACGTCAGCTTCAATCATGGAATCCTGTTTGGGATACGCGACACATAGTAAAGTAAAACCATCATTAACCTGCTCTTCGTTTAAAAACGATTGTTCCGATTGATCTATCTCCCCCCATATGAGTTTTGATGTACACGCGGAACACATACCCGTGCGACACGAATACGGAAGTTCTATGTTATTCTCTTCTGCTGCATCCAATATGTACGTAGACTTATCACACTCAAACGAGTGTTGTCCCATAGGTGTACGAAGCGTAATTTTAAAACTTGTACGGACATCACGAGGTACCTTATGAACACGGGAATGACTAAAAGGATTTGTGGCAGCGTAGATCGACACCATTATTATACTACCCTGTTAATTTTTCTTCGAATTTAAAAAACATGATTCATTATTTTTTAAATTTGAATTATTAATTAATTTTAATAGCAAATACAAATTTGATTTGTATGCTTAGTTAGAGAAGGCGAGACCACCCATACCGGATTGGATGCGGAGGACATTGTAGTTAACCGCGAACATGTTGAGGGTGGCGTTAGTGGCGGAGCCGGCGTTAATAGCAACCTGGGCATTGTCAATGCGGGAGAAGTTGCAAGTGCCAGTGGGCTGGTGCTCCTCGGGCTTAAGCGCGAAAGAGTAACTGTACACACCGGGCATGGGGGAACCGGAGTGGTGGTTGAAGGGCTGGACGGAGTTGAAATACTTGGAACCCTGCTCCTTGAACCTGTCCTGGCCGTTAAGAACGAGCTTCATGTTAGTCATGTTAGAGCAAGCATCCTCATCCCAAGCGGTGGCGGTAGCTTCGACCGCGTGGAGCTTGGGGCAGTTGCCAGCATCGAAATCGAGAACGGCGATGGTGGACGCGGCGGCGGTGGCGTTATCGAGGTCCGTGGTCGCCTGAACAGTGGAGTTCTTGGTGAAGTTCCACATGTTGTTGTGGGTCTTGGTAGACTGGGCGAGGCACCATACGAGCTCCTTGACGGGGTGGTTGAAGGAGAGGCGCTTCTGGTTCGAACCGGAAGCGAGGGTATCAGTGCCAGTGTGCTGAACCTGCTCAATGAGGTACTCGTGTCCTTTCTGTGCAAAACGCCTACGCTCCTCAGTGTCGAGGTAGATGTAATTGGCGTATACCTTGAAAGAGGAAGGGGTGATGTACTCATCTAATTCCGCAGTTAAATCGAAATCGAGACGGACCTCATGGTACTGCAGGGCAATTAGTGGGAGAGCGAGACCGGGATTGCGGTTAAAGAAGAAAATAAGAGGAAGGTATACCTTCTTACCAGAAGCGCCGGTAGTCATCTTACCGTAAGTGGTCTTCTTGGAAGCATCGAGGTAAAGCTCGGAGTAGAGGCGCCACCAGGTCTGGTAGTGCTTGTCAATCCTTTGACCGCCGATCGAAAGTTCGACATCCTTGATCGCACGCTCGGCGATCCACTCGTTGGAGACGGCGCTGCCAGTGGAAAGAGAGGTGTCAACCGCCGACTCCATCTCGACGTACATGTCAGCTACGAGATCGCCATTGCGCGCGATCGTGACAGAGACGCGACCGGAGTCAGCGGCAGTACCGTTGACGGTCTGCTCGATGTTCTCCATAGCGAAGTTAGTGTGGCGACGATAAACCGCCTGGAAGAAAGTAACCTTGGGGTTGCCAGTCAGGTAGACATCCTGGGCACCATAAGCGACGAGTTGCATGAGACCTCCGGCCATTTTGTGTGTTGTTGTACTATATAGCAAGAAAATAATTTCTGATAAAGTGCGAAAAAAGCGTACCGATTTTTCCTGAACATAAATAAATGTCCGATACCGAAACACCAGCTCAGATGGAGATTGAAGAGGAGGAAAACTCCGAGGAGGAAATTACCGATGAAGAGGAAGAAGAGATCGATATGAATGAGTACGAGTACGAAGATGAAGATGATGTTGAGCAGTATATGACTGTGGAAACTTTATTGGGTTCCACCCTCATGACGGAAGATGGTGATACTATATGCAGTGCCCTGGTTAATATGGGCCGACAACTCGAAATCCAAAATAAAATTTTGGTCAAACTTTTGACCGCCATCCAAAAATAGTAGCTTAGAAAAATGAAATCTAATAATAGAAAATGTCAGAGGCGACACATTTCATTAATGAAAGTGCGGACCCGAACGAAGCGAACCAAGCGCTATGGGCGAACGAAATTAAAACTTTCAATAATGAAAAGCTCGTATCACACCTAACAGAACTTGAAGAGTATTGGGATATTTATCACAAAAACGACCCTAAGATTCCTTATCGTCTGGGATATAACATGTTTTTCTTACCCGATGAACTCGACCAAAAAGGTATGCCTAAAATTATAGACATAGAACGTGTTGTCGGTAAATACGTTAAGATTCGTGATCACATCTGCGAAATTTACCACAAAGCCAATGATCTTAAAATGCTTGAAGAGTTAGATAAGCATGATCAAGATACGACATTGGCTACTCGTATAAACAGACTCATCGATCAAGTCGACGACGCTTGGACGATTGTTTTCCGTGCGGCGCGCATCATGGAACGTGTAAATAATCCAACTTACGTACCCATTAATCCCGATTCCGATCCTAGTATTTTTCGTGTATCCACCATCAATAAAGTGGACGAACTCTCACCTTACCAGCAGGCGATTATTCAATGTTTAAAGCACCTGTATTCGCATAACATTAGAAGATACAAGGGGCACTGTTGCGAGCAGATCATGACAAAAACTGGATGCCCGTCTAGGGCGTGGAAGCCTAAACAAAGTATAAGTGAATTTGTGTATAGCGTCGGTAGAAAGGAGACTTGGTTTGATTTGTGGAAAAATCTTACTTCGAGGGGTACGGGTTATAAGGATGTCATAACGCATCTCACAAATATAAATGATATGCAGTTCCCTGATATCGTAAAGAACAGACACGTGTGGTCTTTCGATAATGGTATTTTTGTAGCGAAAAAGTGGTCAGATAAAACCGGTTTATACACGGCTGAATTTTATGATTATGAATCTAAGGAGTTTAAGAGTCTCGATCAATCGATCGTCAGTTGCAAGTATTTCGATCAAGAATTTCCCAATTATAGCCACGTGGAGGACTGGTACGATATTCCTACTCCTCACTTCAAATCAATCTTGGATTATCAACAGTTTGATGAAGAGGTTGCGAGATGGATTTATGTCATGTGTGGACGCTTGTGCTACGACGTGAACGACATAGATGGCTGGCAAGTTATTCCATTCCTCAAAGGTGTTGCGAGATCGGGTAAATCAACTATCATCACAAAGGTTCTGCGTAAGTTTTATTGTACGGAGGATGTTAAAACACTCTCGAATAACGTCGAAAGGAAATTCGGACTTTCCGCTATCAAAGATGCTTTCATGTTTATCGCCCCCGAAGTTAAAAATGATTTAGCACTCGAACAAGCGGAGTTTCAGTCTATTGTGAGTGGTGAAGATGTATCTATCGCCGTGAAACATGAAAAGGCGCAATCTATGGAATGGAAAACGCCGGGTATTCTTGGAGGCAACGAAGTTCCTCACTGGAAAGACAATAGTGGTAGTGTTCTTCGTCGTATTCTCACCGTAAATTTTGGAAAGCAGGTGAAGGATGCGGATCCCACACTCGAACATAAACTCGAGATGGAATTGCCTTGCATTTTACAAAAGTGTGTGCGTGCGTATCTAGAATACGCACAGAAGTACGCTAAAAAGGATATTTGGAATGTCGTGCCGAGCTATTTTAAGGATATTCAAAAGCAGATCGCGGGTGCTGTATCCACATTAGAGAATTTCATGCAGTCGCATCATGTGAAGATCGACC